ATCTATGGTTTTAGTATTACCAATTTTCTTTAATTGTTTTCTAAAAGTATTTGCTGTTTTTAATTTAAATATACTATCTGCATCTGCAAAAGCTTTCTTTGTGTATAAAATAAATCTTTCAACGGCCAAAGGACTATCTACATTTAAAGTCAGAGCTCTTTTAGCTAGCACTAAAGCTTGCTTTGCAGATAGAGTTCCTTGTTTCACAGCCTCTCTTATAGATAAAGCCACTTCTATTTTAATTTTTTTCTGTTGTTTTTTGGATTGACGTATCGCTTGTTTGATTGCAGTAGATATTTTTCTAAGTAATGTGGCTGATGTTGCTTCTGTGGTAGAAGGTCTTTTCTTTTTATCTACTACTTTATCGACCACTCTATCTTCCGTAGTAACCTCATCCACCTCTACTTCTATATCTTCAAGTACCGTTATAGTTACTTCTTCATCCGCTGTTGTATCTGTTTCACTAATAGCAGTTACTTCGCCTGTTACTATTGGAGCGTCAGTACCCTCTTGATCTACTTCTATTTCTATTTCATTTAGAATGTCAAAGTCTGTATCTTGTAGCACTTCATTGTTTTGTATTTTTTTAGCTACCATTACTAGCGCTCTTAAGACTCTGTCAGGATCTTTGGAAAGTTCTTTTTTAGCTTTACCTAAACCAAGTAAAGATGCAATGCTTTCAACAAAATTAGTTACACTATTTAATGCTTTAGAATTTCTTCTGATTATATCAAATTTTTCACTTATCAACCCTAATGCTTCAGCTAAAAATTCTTCAGTTTGCATTGGTTTTTTATATAATTGAGTGAATTTAAATAAAGACTTACCAATATCCTGAAGCTCCTTGTCGTTAGAATTTTGTAAAGTTTTTTGTAATTCCTTTACCATTTTATCGGTAATTCTTCTCACCTTAGCTTTATCACGACCAAACCTTTTATATAAAACCGCATGAAACAATTCATGTACTAATGTTTCTATTCCTTTATCACCATCTAAATTTGTTACATCAATAATTATAGCGGTTGACCCATCTAGTTTATTAAATCTAAAAGCCCCAACTGAATTGCTTTTTCCTCTTAAATTTTGATAAGCACTTCTTGTTTCTGCAAAAATAATTTTTGTATCAGGAATTACTTTACCTAATAGATTAGCCGCCCTCTTTAAAGTTCTTAATTTTTTGTTATAGGCATTTGTTATTTCGCTTTTTATTTTATTAAACCTTCTTTTTCCTTGAGGTGTTTTAGTGTTGAATCCTTCTTCCCTGGTTTGTGAACTTGCTTTTCTAGATATACTTTTATTTCTTCCTTCTGTTCCAACATTAACAACGTTTTTATTTTTGTTTTCTGTTTGGTTAAGAAGACCTTCTAATTCTTGTTCTGCTTGTTCTTCTGTTATAGCTTCTACCTCAGCAACAACTTCATCTTCAGGTGTTACCTCCTCCTGCGTTGTCGTGTCGACGTCACTGTCGGTGTCGCTGTCACTCGTTCCGGAAGGTCGCTGAACCTCACTGGGTACTCCTTCAGCCACTTCCCCAACAGTTGTGGATTCGTCTTGGCTAGTTTGCGCCACTGCGCTCGGCTTCGTACTGGCATCTTGTTCTTGTTTTAAAATTTCTTGTTTTTTGTTTGCAATGTCTTGCTCGGAAAAGCCTATTAGGTTTTCACCTCTCTCTTCTCTCCCTTGGTTTTCTTTAGTTATAGCATCAATAGCTTCTTGATTACTTATTTCTCTTTCATCTTTTATATCAGCCGATGGAGTTACTTTTTTCTTGCCTGCTTCGTTAGAAATTCTTTTGATTTCTTTATCGATTGCAGCTATTCTAGTGTTAGTATCTTCACTAAAAACCTCATCTTGTGTCTTTAATAAATCTTGAAGTCTAGTTTTTTCTGCTAATAAATTAGTTAATTTAATAGACAATGATGAATTTCTTAGATTTTCAGGTAATTTATTTTTATACTGATGATAATTCTTAACTTCATTTACAATTTTGTCTGCGCCAATCTGATCAATTAATCCTTGCTCAACATACATCTTCATGTATTTTTGAAACAATTCTTGATTAGAACCTAAGCGGTTGAAAAAAGTAACTCGTGAAGTGTTAATACTTCCTGCTCCACCTAGTAGGCCTGCGGATGCAAACGCAGCAATAGAGTTATTCATTACACTAGTCTTAGTAAAAACAGGTTTAAATAATTCTTTACCTACATTTTTGTTTATTTTATTTTTTGCATATTGCTCACTAAGTAATTCTAGGTTTTCTTGAACTGCTTCGAAGGTGCCTTCAACAGCTCCTCCTTTTAAAAAATCTAATACTTTACCAGGGATATTGTTAGTAGTTTTATTTTTAATTAAATACTCAGCTATTTCTTTTGGTGATGTTCTTGAAAATAATTGTTGACCCCCTATGTTTGGAGAAATTGTAACTGCAGTTATAGCTCCTACCAAACCTGTTGTTGTAGCAACTTCATTAGCATATTTATGAGCTAAATTATCGGGTAACCCCTGCGCTCTAGCTTCTTCTAGTACTTGATTGTAAGTAGATGAATAAACTACAGCTCCAGTACTTAACATTGCGTTAGTTCTCATAGTAGCTTCTTTAGTTAATTTACCCATCCCTATAGCTGAAGTAAGTTTACCACCTCCCTTTAAAAGAGCTCCTGTACCCTTCATTCCTACAAGTTGAACCGCAAGATTCCCTGTTACGTTGGCCCCCATTTGATAAGTACCATACATACTAACTGTTGACTCTGTTGTGTCAGATAGTTGAGCTTTATTTTTTATTGCATTTAAATCAATACCTGCTTGTTCTCCAAAAAAAGCAACATCCACTTCTCTTTCTTCGTCTATTATTTGCCCCTCTGGGGTTACAATATATTTTTTTCCATCATGGATTACTACTTTACCTTCAGCATATCCAAATGATGTAGGATCTGTCCATAATAAATTATTTAAATTTCTATGTATCCTTAAATCTTCGGACATAGAATCTAAACCTACAAAATCTAACACAGTAGAACCTAAATCTACAGTAGCTCCGTAACCTCCTTCTAATATTTCTCTACCTCCTTCATATCCACCATGTATAATATCTCCAGGATTATATAACCCCATGTTCCCTGATGTATATTCTTCAGCTAGCCTAACCTTTTTTTTGTATAAATGATTATTTAAAAAAGGTAAATTTTGACGATTGTATTCACCAAAATTTAATATTAATTCTTTTCTGTTTTGTTTAAGTTTTTTTAAAGCATCTTTGTTTTTCTTTGGATTTAATTGTAACAAAGCCTCTCTGTCATCTAATGTTTTTATTTTATCTTGAATGTATAATCCTAAAGCTTGTGATTTCTGTACATCTAGAGCTAAAGCACCCTTGTCCGCATCATCTTCATCTTCAAAATCCTGGTTACTATATTTATCTATTAAATTTAAATTACCATCTTGAACCGATTGAATAATCCTGTTTCTTTTATCTAACCCAGCTTCTGTGGTAACTTCTTCGTCAAAGTAATTTGTAAGTTCGTTTAAATCAAATCCACTTAAGCCGCTATACAAGCTCTCAACTATTGCAAGTTTATCAGGGTCAGCATCAACTTTTTTTGATAATTTATTTGTTCTTGCGCCCATCATAGATTGTGCTTCTGAAGATTGAGTTGGATCAAAAGATTTATATTTATAAATAGAATCATCAGAAGTATTATCTACATAAGCTTTTAATTTTTCTTTAACTTTTTCTTCAAATTTTTCTATGACATCAGGGTTATTTTCTAGAAATGTATTTAATTCATCTTCACCTGTTATATTATCTAACTCAGGCATTTCAGTAATTATTTCACCAATCATTAAATTTTGATTTATAACATAAGGTTTGTTTGGGTTGAACTCTATACCTTTTTGTGTATCAGATGGTGCAGATTTTACAATAGACTTTATCTTATTGTCTAATGAAGTTTTTTCTAATAAGGTTTGTGTTACTTTAAATTGATTTACTCTACCTATTCGTTCTTCAGGTGGTTTAATCAAATTTTCTTGCACCTCAGTTATCCCCATCTCAGGAACTGTAGGGTCTACTCTTTGAATTCTAGGTATTGTTTTTGCTTTTTGTTTAAAAAGATTATCTACATATTCTGGATCAGTATTTAATTTTAAACCCGAAGGTAAGTTCGAGCTTTGATATTCGGAAGGAAATAAGTTTGGAAAATTTTCTTCTTTTTTTTTTAAGCCAAGTAATACTTCGAAGTTAAGCTGATCTAATTTATAACCCTCTTCTTTAGCCATGAGGTAGGCTAAGTCTGCAGCTTCAGTGTCTGTTTGGAGTAGTGTGTAGAATTCAGACATATCTCCATTGTAACCCTCTTCAACTGCTTGATCATATGATACTCTTAGTGCTTCTTGATTCATTTTAAATCCTTAATTATTAAAAGTTTGCAAATCTCCCCTCACCTCTAGTTGAAAGAGATCCAGCTGGAGCTTGTTTAGAATTTATAATTCTTTGTAAGGTTGCAAGATCTACATCCCCTGTTACTGTATTCACTATAGTAAAAGTTTTTCCGTCCTCTTTAGTCACTAAATTTCCTTCATCATCTTGCTCAAGCCTTAATGATTCAGTCTCTCCTGCCTTATTAGTAAACGAAAGAGAATTTCCTAATTGTTGTTGATATTGTTTAGTTAATTCTTTTATTTGTCTCTTCTTTTCCGATTTACTTAAATCGTCCTTATCTTGTATATTTCGAATATCTATTGTCTGTTGTTCTGCAGAATCTTTTAACTCCGTATTAATTATATTTGTTTGCTCAATAACCGTAGGTTTACTTTTATCTAACCCAAAGCTTTTTTTATCTAGATCAGTTGCTGAAATATCAAGAATAGGAGTGCTATACCTTGATTTAAATGTAGCTCTTTGCTCTTCTGAAAGTCCACTTAAATATCCAGATTCAATATCTGAAAATTGTTGAGTGGTTAATTCACCACCATTAAATATAGGAAATAATTCCGCGGTTATTTGGCTTTTAGTTTTTACTTTACCCTTTGGATCTATAAACTTAACTGGAACAGGTTTTGCAGATGTATTGGTATATATTTGCATACCTATGTTTCTACCTATGTTATCTCTCAGATGTTCAATTCTAGTTATGCCACTAAATTGATTTTGTAATTGTGTAGCTGCTGACTCAACTGCATTAGCATCTGCTGACTGTAAATCTGCAACTAACGCATAAACATCTCCTCCGCCTTTTATTTCATCCTTCTGTTTTCGGCTATATAATCTTTCAGATGGAGTGACAGTTCCGCCTGCTGTTTCTTTATAATTTAATTGAACACTAATAGCTTTACGCATAATTTCCTTAGCTTTATCGGAATGTTTATTTAGAGATTCAGAATCAGGTTGTAACATACCGTTTCCGTCATGCTTTACAAGAATTGTATTTTCATTTACTTCTTCAGGATTTTGAGTTAATTCAAATCCATTTTGAGTTAGTATACTTAAAAAATCTCTTCCTGTGCCTTGATTGAGAACCCCGTCAATAAAAGTATCTCTTGCCTTAACAAAATCAGGTTGCGACGCTATATCTTGTATAGTCATACTTGGATAAGCTTTTTGGTATTGACCTAAAGTAGCAGCAAATCCTTTAGCTCCTTCTGTTATATTGTAATTTTTAGGTAAATCTTTTTGTCTAGCATTCATGTTAGTGAATCCTACCAAAGTACCATCTTCAGTTTGTGAGTATAGTCTACCATCTGTATTAATTACTAGCCTACTATTTTGAATGTCAGTCGCTTTTTGCATTCCATCAAAACTAAGTAATGCTAGTTTAGAACTATCTCCTGCATTTACAGCTTCTATTGCTGCAGCATAATCTGTGTTAAAAGTGTCGGCTGCTGTTTGAAATGAATTCCAGTCATCTTGAAGTAGCTGTTGACTTCTAGTGTAAGAATTAGGATCTAGCTTTCCTTGCTTAAGTAATTTGTTTTGCATTAGCATATAATCTTTGACTTGTGTAGATCCATCTAATACATATCCATTAAAAGTATTGTTGCCTCCTGCTTGATAGTCTCTTAAATCAGTTAGTAGCTCGTCGGTTTTTGTTTGTATTTCACCACGTTGTTTTTGTCTTTCTTCGTCTACTGTCTGTATTTGCTGAACAATATCACCTGTTATTTTTGACCAATCAACTGGTACAAAACCTTCTCCAGAATCAAACATTCCTGAGAATCTATTACTGCTTTGATTATTACTTTTTGCCATACTATGTTATTTCACCTGATGTTTCTGTAACTACTTCTCCAAGTGATGTTAGATACTCTCCCATTAAATTCTTAGATAATTCACGATCGTTTAATAAGTCAGTTAGTTCTTCTGTTGATTCTGAGCGTGTATTTAAATAATCTACATACCCCTCTCTGTCAAAGTTTTCTGAAATAACTTCTGGTTGAGATTGTATTTGTGCGTCTATAGCTCTGTTAAATCTTCTTTTTTCTCCTCCAAATAAATCAGAACCCTCTAATAAAGATGAGCCTAATGCTCCTACAGATTTACCTGCCGAAGCTACTGCTAATGCTTGGGTGTTTGCTGCTGCTGCTGCTCTTTTTTGCGCAGCTGTCCCAGTTGCTGTTAACATTTGAAGTTCTAAATCTTGTTGTTTTTGTTCAGCTTGAATAATAGCTTTATCACGAGCAAGTAATTCTTTTTCTAATATTCCTCTATTTTTTTCTTCTTGTGTTAATATTTGCTCTCCCACTACAGGAACTGCTCCTAAAACACTTCTTTGGCCTGACGCTCTTACAGCATCTAATAATTGCTTTCGATTTCTTAAAGCATCTTTCTGAATTTGTTCCATTGCAATAGTTGGTATACCTAATTCTAAATCAGGTATTCTACTAATATTGTCTTTTGCTTGTGCGATTGCTATTGCCGCTTCTTCATTAGCTCTATCTATAGCTCTTTTAGACGCTGTTGCTTGAGATAAAGATCCAGCTAATCCAAAAACTGCACCCACCGCGCCTAATGCTGCTGATCCTGCCATAATAATAAATTTAAAATATTAATAACAAAGATACAAATTTTAAGGGTAACTTTTAAACATACTGCTTTTAACAGCAAACAGTTCCGTTGGTGTAGTGTCTGAATTAGTAAGTGTAAATTCTAAATAATGACCTCTTACGCCATGCGATTCAGCTACACTGTTTTTAATATAACATATAAATGAGGCTGCAGTTGGTATTGCACCACCCGCAATAGTGGTATCAATAGTTACTGTAGTTGATGTATGAGACATAACAGTACCTCCTAAACTAGGCGTATTTCCAAAATAAACTACATCTCCATCAGATATAATTGACCCCACATCTACGTTAAAAGTTAACACGACTAGGGCTGGATTAGTGGAATCTACTGACGCAACATCTCCTATTCCGTTGGCTGACCTTAAATTAAAATTAACAGTATTTTCATCTGCTCTTAAAAACGAAAACCAATCTGTTTCTTTTTGAACAAAATAAGAAGAAAGTAAACTACCTCCTGGATTATGCATATCAGAATTATATGTTGCTGACCATGCACTATCAGACTCTAATGATATTGTTTTAAATAATTTTACTTCTAATGGCTTGATGTTAAATATAGTAGATATGGAAGAGTTATATCTTACACCATAATATTCGTTTCTAGTTGTTGTATTTACATTATGCCTGTATAATTTACCACCTTTAAATGAATAAAAATAATTATTCATACCAATCATTTTTTCAGGAATGAATGAATAGAATGATGGCCATCCTTTTGAAGTTTCGCTATATGTTAATGTTATTGCTGCCATATTTTTATTTTATATTGGTGATCCACAGCTACCGCCGCTACCTCCAAAGAATAATCCTGTTATTAGACCACTAGCATTTATTTCGGCTATTCTGTATGTTGTACCCGATGGTGTGGATTCACCGCTTACTGCGCTATATGCTACATATTTGGTACCAGGTCCCGCGCCTGATGGAAGCTCACTAAACACATCACCAATTGTTACACTTGCAAAATTATGATTATTTGTTGTCTGTGCTTGTTGTGACATTACATAACTAGTTCCACTACAAAAATCAGATTTAGTTAATCGAGCACCAGTTATATATATATAATTACAAGTAACACATGCTGCTGTTGCCGTTAATATTCCACTTGATTGTTCTCTTACATTTCCAGAAGTATCTTTATAAAATCCATCTGTAGCTAAAGTTGTAAGATTAGCGTCGGTATAAACAGACGTGGCTGTAGTAAAGCTAGACGTATTTAAATAATATGGAGCTGATGTACCTAAGCAACAAGCATTATTTGCTGTTGTTCCATATTCTAATGTAATAGGAGCCACACCTGCGTAATTGTATATTAAGTATAAATACGTTTGATTAGTTGGATTACTGTATGTAAAGTTTGCTTCATAGTATCCTGTTGATGGATTAGTCACAGTAGTTATATCTGTAGCTGCTGCTGCTAATGCATTGATATCTGTTTGAGATGAAGTATATAGTGTATTCGATACTAAAAATGAAAACTTATCAGCTGCTGACGGAATACTTCCTGAATATCCTGCAGATGGACTAAAGACTAAAGTATCAAAATCTATTTTGTTTGATGCCATATATACTGTAGATCCACTAGCTGGAAACAATCCTTCAGACTCAACCCCTGTTATGCTAGTATACCTAGCTAATCTATTAGTATCAAACGGAGTAAAGCTAAAAGATGTTTGTGCACTTTCTACTGGACTAGTGGTTGTTCCATCACTCCAATAAAACTCATCATGTATAAACAACCCATCATCTGACACTGACCCTAGAGATACATTTACTATAGTTAATTGATTTACGGTAGGGCAATTAGCTTTAAACTTAGCTGTGTATGAACCTGTTGGGGTTACTGTAATTTTTAAATTAGTAGGATTTGCTGTATTTTTGTTGAAATTAAAAGTGCCTGTTCCAGTAGCAACTGGAATATTGCCAGTAGTAGAACTCCATTCATAGTCAATAGCTACTGTTCCTGTAATTACGTAACTCACGACTACATTTCCTTGTGCTTCTCCTAAATCTACGCTATATATAATTGGATCATTATAATTGTAAGGGCCAAATGTAGCCCCACACTGTACAGGTATTTCTGTATTAGATTCGTATGCGTTTGGAAGTCCTATTGTATTTGAACTTAAAACGTATTCATTCATATATGGATCAAAGGCTCCTATTTTTTGAGTATCTGGATAAGTAATAAAATTATCTCTAAAATAACTTCTCATTCCTAATTCAGAAATAAGTGTTAATTTATCACTAACCCCACCTGTACCTTTTAATTGAATTACTGCGCCTTTATTAGTGTCTGTAAAATATCTACTATCTCCGTATGCAGAGAAACTTTCTGGATTATTGCTTATACCATATTCTTCTATCCTAGCTATTTGAGTTCCTAATACTTCGGTAGAAGTTGCAACTACACCAGATCCTTCAGCTGCTTGTAATGCTTGTTTACTTAAAAGCACATTTGATATTTTGTTTTCTTGCAATACTAATAAATTAGTTTCAAATGAATGTAATATATTTATATCACCAAAAGATTTCTCTAAATCTTTAAAATTAGCATCGCTTAAATTGAATTCATTAAATCTATTTATGTTGGTCTCTGCATTGTATAGTCCGCTATAAGTTACACCTGCATATCTGTTTGCTTCTTTATAATCTTCTTCAGATACAGAAGTTGTTCTTTGTCCTAAATTAAAACTAGATCCATCTAAATCGTCTAGGTATTTATAACTTTCAACTCCATTACCAAAAGAAAAGCAATCAAAAAATCCTAGCTTTACTAATCCAACTTGCGAACTAGTTTGATTTTGGTCTCCTGATTTATTACCTGATTGATGAAATCCTCCGGTTATATCAAACACTTCATCGTTTTCATAATATATATCTAAGTCCGCATTTAATGGTTCTGTTTCTAGTATTAAAGACGCACTACCAATATTAATTGTTATTTGTCCTTCTATTCTAGTTCTTTGCCCACTATCACCTCCATTTCCACTAATTAATCCTAATGAAAGTTGTGATCCAGATACACCAGATGCTTGAGGGCCTATAGCAGGTGTTCCTGCACCATTTGTAAAAAATCTATATTGGTTTACTCCAGTTACAGGGAAAAAAATAATAGGACTATTGAAAGCAACTAAATCCCCTAATATTGAAGAGTATGAATTTGTAGGTTGGACACCTGTACCAGAGGCTACACCTTCAGTAAAATCAATTCCTTCTCCATTAACAAATTCATAAAGAGTGTTGTAGTCTTGAGAAGCTACCACCGTTCTATTATATACGTATGTTTTTTGTGACGAACTTCCTACTAAGAATCCACCATCACTGGCGTTTCTATTAAATCGTAATGCAAAATTAACTAAAGAACCTTCTGGGATACTTATATTTTCATATTCTATAGTACCAGTACTTGAATTTATTACATTTTTATAACAAGGTATTGCTACATTTGCAGCAGGAGCCCCGCGCTTAGCACTTCTTCCTCCTTCTTGACCGCTATCAAAAAATCCATTTACATTATCAGTAATTGTAAATCCTTGAGGTTTAAGGTTCATGTAAAGTCCCGCAGGTTCTGAAATAAATGGAGCGGTGCTTCCAATATTTTGTGAAGCTTCGGGGGTCAAGAAGTTATTTCCTTTTGATTCAATAGCTAAAACCTTAGTTTTTACTATTGTATTCAAAGGCCCACTTATGTCAGCCTTAACAATTAAAGTATCTCCTTTTTTTGATTTTACTTGATTATCTCCTTCAAGTCTAATCCATACTGAATTAGTAGAATCATCATCAAATGAAATCACTGAATAAATAGTTTCGTAAGTATCTTCTGCTCTTTTAATAACAAATTTATATTTGCTTGCCCAAGACGGAGGTATCATTGTAGTAGGTATAGTTACCTTTAAATTGTTAGCAGTGATAGAACTTGCAGGAGGAATGTATATGGCATTATTTCTAGAAGTTAATGCTGTTGTGCTTCTTAAATACTCATCCATATACACAATACCCACATCATAGTTTCTATTGCTATGTAAACTTTTTCTGTTTCCATTAGAAGAATAATCAGCTTGTGCTAAAATAAATTTATAATAACCAAACATATCTGGATTTGGAGCTACACCCGGGTCATCAAATTCTGCAGCCACTAACTGTATACTTACCGAAGAGCTTCCAGGATTAGTGGTGATTTTTATAGGTTCATCTCTATTATCTATTCCTGAATAAGTGTGTAAGTTTGGTGTTTGATCTGTTATAGCGCAATTTAAAATATCAGTAAATGTAGTTTCATTACAAGGATTATTTGTAGTAAAAGGGCCTGATACACCTGGGCCTATTTGCTGAGTCAAAAATGTCCCGCTAAACAAATCGTATATACTATTATAATCTTGATTTAAAGTTATAGTAAATGTAATACTTGTTGTAGCCTGGGTTGGGGTTCCGGGTGCTGCACCTCCACCTGGAGCATTAAATTCAGATGACTGAAAGTTAAACTCAAATCCTATTTGAGAATCTTGTTTTAACGAAGCTGCATTATCAATGTTAGAAAAATCAAAAGTAGCTACTGAGTTACTAATTGTTTTACTTATATCTATTGTGTATGCACCACTTGACAATACACTGCTGAATTCTTGCAAGTTTATTACGTCGCTTTGTTGAGAAATTGTATAATTTAACTGATTGTTTACATTGTAACCATCTATGTAGTTACCATACATCAATCTGTTAGCCATAATAGTTTGCGACTTTGCTGTTCGTGGAACATTATCAAATAATCTAGTTAATTGATTGTCACTTAAGGATGTGTATATCTGATTATGCCTAAACACTTGAGTTCTATTAATGTTATTAGACCACCCTAGTATACCTTTATTAAATTGTTCTACTACATAAACACCTGGTTGATTAGCATATTTAAATAATAAATCGATTTCCTTTACCAATTTGCTACCTGTATTAAATGTAACTTCAGCTGTGTTAAAGGTGTTTTCCATACCGCTGTTAGATAAATCACTAGTGTTTAAATCAAAAAAGCTTGGCACAAATGCGATGTCGCTAAATTGAGATATAGCAGAATATTCATCATCTAAGTACCTGTATCTATAAGCAAAACTTACAATGTTTTGTTTTAAAAAATTTTCTTCTTGACCGGATTGTAATAAATTAATTGTAGGCGCTGACATTGGTGGCGCTTTTATAACATTTAATTCTGCTGCAGTAATTTGATCCACATCTAATGCTGTTGGGGGAAGATAAGATCTATCTACATTAATACATCTTGGAGGATTAATATTGTCTGTAAAAAATAATAAATTATCTATTATGTTTACACTATTAATTAAGTAAGTAGGATTAAAGTTTAATACGCTTGTAGATATTACGTGATATATTAAATTATTATTAATAACATTAAATGAAACAATCATATCAACTTTAGTTGGTTGTGTTCCAGTTCCTGGATCTTGAACAAACCAATATATAGTGTTATTAGCGCTATCTTCAAGTGTCCCTAGACATCTTGTGACAGCAGGATCTAAAAGAACGCCGTCATAACTTAATTCAGCTATTAATAAATTTCCTTTTGAGTTTTCTACAGAACCTATTTCTGTATCTTCAGTAGAGCCTAACCTTACGTTCACAGCATCTACATACTCACCAGGTGGAAGTAATCTTTCATCGACCGATTTATTCATTCGGCCTTTAATAAAATTAGTTTGTATTAATGTCATTTAATCCACTTTGATTGACCTCTAAGATTCATTAAAAGCCTACCTGGATGTATGTCGCTTAGGCGAATTTTTGCATTTCTTAAAAGTGCTGATTTATCTTTCCTTGCTCTGTTTACAATATATTCTTGTACTCCTAGTCTTGAATTTAAAATTGCGTATTTAATATATGAATAAACATAATCCTCAAACATTTTGTTTACACTCACTGATCCATCGTTTCCATTTTCCATACCATCAGAAACATATTCTAGTACACATAATTGATTAGCCATTCCAGAACTAAAATTAATAACACCGGCTTTTTTATCTATTCTGTATGTAGGATTTATATTAGCCGTTTCTGTGTTTAACCCAAACCTTGCGCCAATTTGGTAATCAAAATACCAACATCCATCTACATTATATCCTTCTCTACCGTTATACTGACCTTGACCTAGATAAATAGATTTTTTTGTACCAGCAATTCTTTGTCTGTCTAAAGCTGAATATTCTGCTTCTAAAATATTTCCATCAATATCAAATAATATTCTACAATCATGAGCTTGCAAATAACTTTTAGCTGAATTGACTTGTATGTTTTCACTTAATGGCATTAAAACACCATCTTTATACATTGAGATTCTAACATAATTCACATAGTCAGGAGGTAAAACATATCTTAATCTATCACATACATCTAATTCTAATACTTTTATTTCTTTAAATGCATCATAGTTTAATTCTTGTATTCCTCTTTTTGCATAAAACAAAAACTGATATCTATTTACATTATTAATTAATTGTAAATTATCATTGTAAATAAGCATAAAGTTATTTACTATATCTTCTAATGACACATACTGATAGCTACCCCAATTTTTATCTTCTGGGATATTACCTGAATTTTCATAATATTGATAACCTGTTAAGTATGCCATAATCTTATTGTTCTGTTAATCTATCTTCTGCTTCTAATGATTGTCCAAATTTAGTTACATTTGCTTCTCTGACTGACACGCCAGCATATTGTAATATTTTATTTACAAGACCATTCATGTCTGAAATAGGTAATTCAAAATCCTGATAATCAGTAGCAGATGCATTAAACACAGGTTCTCCACCCGCTAGTGAAGTATATGTCCATTTAGGTGCTAAAGGATACCTCACATATTGTGCGTGTATATCTGCAGCTCCAGTAATAGTTGTAGGGTAAACAGTAACTGTATTTCCTAGCGCTGTGCCAGTCGCACTATCAAGAACGTATGCTGGGAACATTGTGTTTGGTGCAGCAATATTGGAATTAGTTAAATAAAATATTTTGTTTTGAGTAACTCTTTCTACTTCTCTAATATTGGTATTAGAATAAATAGAATAATTTTGTCCGGAAGCTATTATAGGGCTGCTTAGTGTTAATTGAATATCACTATCTACAGTCACTACAAAAGCCTGCAATGAAATAGTTGTATTTACCACTAAACTTCCTGGGGTAACAGTACTTAAAAAATTTTGCCCACCATCTATTAATAGAGAGCCAAGTGTAGAAGTAGCTGTACCAGAATCTAGTAAAGTGGAATAATAAAAAACTTTATCTACTAAATAATAATCAGCAGGTAAACTATATTGGTTTGCATTTACCTGTGAAAGAATAGTGTTAACTGAAAAACTATCAATTACTTCTACAATACCTTTAGTTATGTTAGCGTATCCTGTTCCTGACTTGCGCATAACTTCCGAATTAAGTTGGTTGTTATACAAGTAGAAATAATCCTCGAATATATCAAGTTGAGCCTGCTCTGCAAATAAATTAAAATCACTAGGAGAAATGTACCCATAGTTATTTTTATTTATTACAGCCATCACTGCATTTCGTACTTCGTTTATCATTGCATTTAATGTTTACACAAAGATACATAAAAAAAATACGATTTGATTTATTCGAGGATATACTCCTTTATTTATCTAGCATTTTCTTTAATAGCTTGTATGATTCAATACCCTCATCTGTTTGAAAGTAAGAAGCTACAATGTAAGATGGTTCTTCGCCATGAGGAACCGTAAGCATTTTAGTTTTATTTTTCTTTAAATTAAAATACACATCTCTATTTTTGTTTCTCATTTGCAACAATGTAGCGCTGAACATTTTAACTACTTCATCTTGTAACCCAACCATTGGGTCGTTAATTAAATCTAAAAACTCTTGCGGGTCTCTTCTAGCAAATACCATTATATCTCTTTTAAGCTCCGCTGTTGTCATTTTATCTGCTCTAACACCTAATACTACTCTAGAAATACTTTCGAGCTTAGAAAGCGTTAAATCACGCGCAGCTACTTGAGCTTCTAATTCAAAGTTCATGATTTCCATATCTGCGGCAGCATCTTGTTCATTATCTACTTCATAAAAAACATTGCCATTACCTGGGTGCAGTTTTAAGAATTGCTGTAAAATTTGATTTTGTCTTGGAACTCTTAGCATTCCTTCTTCAAAAATAATAGGTTCTAATATAGCGTTACCATCTTGCTCATCTTCAAAAATAGATTTTTGATTTCTGGCATAGCGTAACGATCTATTAATTCCTGTTTCTTCATCGAAGTGAAGTAAGGCTTTTCTTTTTGTGTGTTTAGATGCGAGCATATAGGAAAGTGGTGCTGCATCTCTTTTTAATCTGTATACCTTATCATGGTATACTTGTTTACTTTTTTTCATTTGATTTAATTTAAAATTTATAAAAAATATCTAGGGGGTGAATTTCACCCCCCGATATTATTGAACTACTTATTATGCATCTTGGAATAAGAAGAAGTTGTTTGCACCTAAAGTACAAAGCGCTCTTTCTGACAAGAAGTTAACTTGCATTACATCAGTTCCTGAAGTAGCAGCGCCACCAGCAGATCCTGTAATCCATGTTTTGTATCTTCTATCTTCAGTTTCAGAAGCTCTATATCTAACGTGTAAGAATGGTCTCTTAGCGTTCTTACCTAAGATTTGATCATATACTGAAGTTGAACCAGCTGGTACAAGTACCCCGTTGATTTTCCCTCCAACAATATCACCTCTCATAGTAGGATCGTTAAGGTATTTCCAATCTGTTTTGTAGAAATCATAACCTCTTCGGAATCCAGAGAAACCTAAATTTAAAGCCATCTCTTCATCATTATCAAATAATCCATAAGAACTACCACCTGCACCATAAGAATTTTGTGCAGCTAACATATCATCCATATCAAAAGAAAATTCTCTATTTAAGAATAATACGTTTTCTTCGATAGCTCCTTGCTTATCTAATCTTTGAATGATAGCATCAAAGTCTGCTAAAGCAGCAGGTATTCCACCGCCCCAAACATTTCCTCTTTGACCTAACACATAAAACAATCCTTCAGATCCTTTATTACCTGTTCCTGATGCTACTCCAGCTGCAATAGCTGCTACACCAGATCCTGCTTCAGCTGGAACTGCTTCCACCATAGCTGTTTCTAGGTAATCTTCAAATCTTAATCTTGTTTCATGTTCTGATTTTAAATACCATAAGTATCCTGTTGCTCCGTTTTCTGTAGTAACTTCAATCCATCCAATTTGAGCCATATCAGAACCAGATACTTCGTAAAGATCTTTGATAATGATTGGGCTGTTTTGGAAAATGACATCGTCAGCTTCTAAAGAATTTTCCATAGCAACTGAACCTTTTTGGAATTCAGAACCATATATAAATAATGAACACTGTACAGCTGCAGCCATTGTTTGACCACCTGCTTCATAATACGCAACATCAATTGTTCCTGCTGCATAGTTAACTCCAGTAACGATACCTTTGTTACTATTAGTTGAACCAATTGAACTGTCTGACAACATAAATGTTTGTCCTACTCTAATAGCAATTCCTCCTGTACCTGGTACAAGGGCGTCATTAATAGTTAATGTAGCAACATCTTGAGCTGCTGCTGCAGCTGAAGTTACATTGACGTATTTAGTGTGTAATCTTCCTTGTTCTGCCCATTTGATAAGGTCAGAATTAGAAGGCATTTCAGCGCCTACCATTCTTAAGAATGACGCTACTGTTCTATTACCATATCTTTCAAACTCCTTTTCATAAGTATCTGGAAGATACTGATTCAAGAAATTGAAATTAGTAATATAGTTTGATTGTACGGCTACTCTCTCAGCACTTGGTTGTAACGCAAATGATGGAGCGCCGGCTACTGCTCCTGGCATAATTTTTAATTTTTAAATGTTATTAATTATTTTTTTTTATACTTCTAATCTTTAAACCTCGACCTGAATCTTGATTTAGAGATCTTACTTTGAAGCCAGATTTTGATGTGACTTGTGGAGCTGATCTTACATCCATATTTATGTTTTTTGTTTTTTTGGATATATTATCAACAGCATCAGCCTTGCCTTGTTCGTAAAAGAACTTAGCATACTTGTCTGGATTCATGGCCATAGATAAAGCTCTATGATACTGCGAAGTGTTTTTTACCAAACCTCTATCATCAACATATTGTTTAATAAAATTATCGATAGACGATTGACTCTTTTTAACATCTTCAACAGCAGAAGGTAAATAAGAAATTTTCTTATCATTAATAACAAACTCAAAACCTTTGAAATCTTTATTAAATACTTTATTAGTTTCTTCTTTAAACCAATTTAGCTTATTAGCTGCTTCCTTTTCGTAAACAGCATTTTGCTCTATGTACTTTCTATAAGCTTTTATTTCCTTATCATCACTCTCAGAAACAACTCCTCTTGACTCAAGCGGAAGTTTGTATTTTTCTTTTTGTTCTTTAAAGTACTTTTTAGCTTTAGATAGTTCTCTTTTTTTTGCTAGTTGTTTTTTCTTTTTTTCTTTGTCATCATCTAAATCCTCATCATAACCAAACTTATCATCCATTAAATATTGTATATCTTCTGAATCTAAACCTTCTTCGGTTACAGAATAATAACTAGCAATTAAAGAATCAGGATTCATAGAATCATAATCTTGTTGTAATTTTACAAAATCATCAATCCCTCTTCCTGTTTCTTTTTTGTATTCAAAGTAAGCTTTGACGTCTTCAGGTAATTCCTCTGACGTATTACGCTTAACAATGAAATCATCCAGTGAAGATACCTCTTCACCGTATTTGTTTTCAATATATGAAAGAACGTCACTATCTGACATTTCTGGAGCAGAAACTTCTTGAGCTTCAACTTCAGGTTCTTTAACTTTTTCTTCTACTACTGATTCCTTTTCAGGAGGAGCCTTTTGAAGATTAATACGCTCTACACCATCCTGTGGTGCGGAATTGTCTAATGCCTCTTGCTGAGCTTCATGCTTATCAAGTAGTTCTTTTTCAATTTCTTGTGTTGATTTAGATTCCATTTCACCTAAATCTTTTACTTTAATTTCCATTTGATTTAATTTTTACAAAGTTAATAATAATTATAAATATAATTTTAGGTGTATTAAATATTTGAAAATCTTCTTTTGGATTCCCAAAATCTTCTTTTGGTTTTGCCTAAAATTAATTTTCTTTCTACCCTTAAATTAAATTCTTCTCTGATTTGGGTTAACTGCGGCCCACTTACTTTTTGCATTATATTTTATTTATCTTGGATTGAATTCAGCCAAATCAAAACCATCTAAAGTATCTTCATTAGATTCAAAACTTATAGGTGGTAAATTATTCTTTCTTTGTTCGATTAATTTTGATTGTTCGGTATTAGCTTGACTTATTCTTTTGTTTTTAGCTTTCTCTCTACTTTTTTCTCTTTGATCTACAGCTTCTTCTTCTCTGCCTTTTAATTGCATATTATAATCAAATTCAACTTGCATTAACTCACGTTTTAACATAGCTTCATTTTTAAGCCTTTCAATATCAAAAGCTACTTCTGCTTGTTTTGCTTGCATTTTTACTTGAGCTTCCATTTGAATTTTTTTCATTTCTTGTTCAGCTTGCATTTGTTGAACTTGCATTTTTGTTTGCGCATCCATTTGTTTTTGTGTCATTGCAAATTGCTGATCTTTCTCTTGTTTCTTTTGTCTTTTTACTTTAAGTAATTGATTTGCAAGTTTAATGTTTTTTAATTCTCTTATATCAATAGCATCTTCTAAATTTATATCGTTTTTAGATAAAGCCATTTGAATATTTTGTTCTAGCTGAGCTTTTTCTTCTTCATCCGGAGCAACTTCTATAAATATTCCAAAGTCATATATGTATAAATCTTTTATCTCTTCTAGTATACCTACATTGTATTTGCCTATTTGCATTTTAAATTCCTCTTTGAATTCTGCATACTGTAATATATCTGCAATTCTTACAGATAAAGCTTCTGCTAAAGTTTGAGTAATATATAAACTACCATGTAAAATATGACGAGTTGCTGTATTAGAATTTAAAGCCGCTAATTTTTGCACACCTACTAAAGCATATGGGTCGGGTTTTGAACCATCTCTAGCTTCATTTAAACCTGTCACACCTCTTAGCATATCCATATAATGATTATAAGTTCCTATTAAACTATTAATCTTGCCTTGACCACTACTAGCTGTTAGCTGTTGGATAGGTACTCTAGCGTTATTAAATTCACCATCTTGGGTATAGCTTCTTCCAATAACAGAACCGGTTTGAAAATATAACCTTAATGCATCTTGGGGGTTGTAAGCATTACCTGTTCCTAGGTCTACTTCATTTAATCCATCTGCATCTATAAAAACCCCATCCGGTACAGTCCTTGCGATTACTTGTTGAAGTTTTAAATGCGTCATTTGAATTAAATCAGCAAATGTAATCATACGTCTTACTAAGGATTCTATTACACCTTTATACATTCTTGGAGCGCAAGCCACATAATTAGGCATGGCATATTGAGAAGCCGACTGTGGTCTTACCATGTTCTCCATTTTATTCCATTGAAGCATTATATTTGTTCCCATAACCATAACACCTTCATACCATACATCTATTTTCTTCTCTACTTTCTCAAAGTTCCCTTCATCCATCATTTCTTCAGGGGGGTTAAATTGATCGTCTTTTTCTATAACTCTTGCTCCGCCTCCATCTAGTTTCTTTTTCTTATATACTATTGAGTTAGTTGTTTTATAATTAAAATATAATAACGTTGCAGTATCTCTATTAAATATACTATTTTCATAAAATTGAGCTACATTATAATAATCATACCACGCTTGACTATATTTAGAAATTTCATCTAAATCATCATTAGTTAAAGTTGGATCAATTTTAGGAAGCTCTGTCATTGGGACAGTTTTTATTTCACCCCAATAGAAACAATCTTTAAAATACGGATCTTCCGTATAACTATATACTACATTAGCTGGATCCACATAATCCACTTTTACTCCTTCACCAGCTAAAAAATACTGCTTTGTCATTCCAACACCTAGTACCGTTAAATCATAATCAACTCTTTTTCTAACTTGAGAATAATGATTTTCTTCAAATAAAGTATTTATAGCTTCTTCTTCTGCAATCTCGATTCCTGGTTTGTAATTTAACTGCATGTACAATGCCAACTCTTCATCATTATTTGGAAGTTCATCTGGATCAGTTGCAAAAGGGTTTACACCAAATCCTTTTTGTATTTGACTTAGTATAGGTTTAGCCACCATATCTGCCTCAATCATATCTTGAAATGAAGAACGATTCTCAGCAGACAGAGCATCTTGAGAATATGCTTGAACTTTAAACAATCTGTCTGACATTCCATTAACTACAATGTCAACAAACTTAGGTATAATAGGAACAGGTGTCCAATCTAAATTTAAATAACTTAAGTCGCCATCTATTGCTAATTCATTTTTATATTTTTGAACTGACTGTTCACCTCTAGCGTACAGTCTTAATCTGTGATAATCTCTCCATTGAGAGTAAAACCTACAAGTACTGCTGTCTTTTCGAAACCATTCATATTGAATTGCTTGTCCAATTTGCAATCCATATTCTACCGTATCTTTTTCACTATCAGAAACAAATAAGCTCGGAAACCCAACTGGGTTTATATCAATTTTTACATCTACCATTAAGTACGTATTTTGCTATATATTCCCTTATTATTATACATTGCAAAGTTAATCTTTATTTTTGACTCTTTTTTTTGCGGTGTGTATAAGTGTTTTTGATTAGCCATTATAGCCAGTCCGGTACTTATACTTGCATCAAACTTAGTTCTGTTGTTAATATTAAATCTAGCCCAGTCTTCTAAAGTACGATTAAAATACATACTACCCATATCCAATTTATCTCTAAACGAACCTTCCATATCCATACCTACATACTTTTCTATATAGCTTTCAATAGCACTAGCATGAGCCTGTTTTACTTCTTCAGAAGAATTAGGTATTCCTCCTATTTCTTTTTCTGATTTTGATAATTTATTATAAATTTTATCAGGCCTATTCATACAGTATTTTCTATACCCTCTGTTTTTAAAATGATATAATAATCTAGGTTTATTATTTTCTATTAATATTGGCATTCCATAAAACACACAAGCCATAAGAACGTCTTCAAAAAACAACTCTGCTGTTTGAGGTCTAGCAACATACTCTAAAAAAAACTCATTACTAGGAGCGTTATCCATATTAAATTTAGTTAGACCATGCAATGCTCCATTAGATCCGCCACCACCTACTATTCCAGATATATCATATGAGTCACAACCAAAGCTGCCTAAATGTTCGTTACCCGGCAAATACTTTCCGTTGTTATTTAACCTGCAATTTTGCAAGTTTTTTTCTGGTATCCAAGAAACTAAAAACCTACCTCTTGAATCTGGAGACCATACTACTTTAGAATCTTTGATTCCATCTTTCCAACTAAATTTGCCTTGCGTTAAAAAATGTTCTTTAATTAAAGAGTCATTGTAATCTATTTGCTGATAAATTTTTGTTAAATTAAATAATGACTGTTTACTTTCATCTCTAAAGGCATGTGAATCAGTTCTTGGAAATTGCCTGTAAAATTCATTTAAAACATCTGGATCTTTTTTTAATGATTCTACTTCGTTTTCCCAATAATTAATAGCACCATGATAAATAAACTCTCCATCAGAACCTATAATACTTTTGTCTGGAGTCTTAAACACAGGCATTCCGTACCTATCTATGTATCCTTCAAAATTCCATTCCATAGGTATAAAAAGATTATATAGTCCACTTTTTGTTTGACCGTTTTGATTTCTGTCTTTTACATCAGAATCATAAAATAATTTTTTAAAATTAGAACCTCCTTTATCTAGCGCGTTAGACGTAGAGCCCATCATGCACTTTCCAATAATTTTACTACCCAACCTTAAACAAGTCTTGGTTACATTCCAATTATTTATAATATTATCTGGCTTTAACCATTTACCTGATTCATCATGAATTAATAGTTTTAATTTTTCCCCATCATAACTGTTGTCTGCAGTGTTCTTCCAATCTATAGTTGTATCTAATCCTTCTAACTCTTCTTCATTTGCTTGAAACATATTTTTTTTAGTAATCTTAGAAGCTGGTACTCTGTAGGCTAATTCAGTTTTTGGTCTATCCATACCGTCCTGTATCGGTTTAAAAAAGAAAGGATAGTTGTTGGAAATAGGAACTACTTTATCTGTAAACATTTTTTTAGCATCAGATCCTGTTTTAGAAAGTACACCTACTCTTGCATCTTTACTTATAGTAGCTGTATTAACCGCTTCACAAGAACCCATAAACGAAAAACCTGAACGTCTTATTTTCAAATAACACATACCAAAACTTCTTTTATCAGCCTTGCATGCTTCCCAAAAAATATAAAATATTCTGTTAGCTTCTCGAAACTCTGGTTTACCAATATCTATTTTTGTCCATTGCAAATACATATAATGAGTACCTGTTATGTATGTAGGGGTTCCGTTATTATAAAACCAAAAACCTTCGTCTCTTCTATCAAACTCAGTTTCAATATAGTCAACCCATTGGTTTTTAAATTCAGTATTCATTTCGTGCCATTGAAATATTGAATTAATTTTTGATAGAATTTTGGGATACTCAAATACTGACCAATATTGATCTGAAGTTTTTTTAGATTTTTTGAAAATTTGCTTTGGAGTTTTTGGTAAACCAATTAACAGACCATTAATATTATATATGTCACCTACCGTACCGTCTTTACTAATAACAACTAAATCATGTTTAGGATTATAACCATAAGACCAGGATTTATGCTGATTCATCTTTAGCATAGATTGTTTAGATACATGGTTTTTTACAACAGTATATAATTTATTTTGATCGTCTTTCTGCAAA